TCAGTAGTCTCCGAAGACGCCCATCGCGCGGCGGCGGCGGGACACAAGTTCGAGTTCAAAGCTGTAGATCTGCGTGGATAGGTGGACGCCAAGGCCCATGAAGGATGCGGGTATCAGGCCAGCATCCAGTCGCGCGTAGTCCGCCGCGCTGAGGGCAACAGGGCTGTACTCGGTCCCGGTCGGGCCGGTCCAAGCTGCGGCTTCCTCGTAGTTCTGCAGCAAGTATTCGTAGGTGTTGACGAACTGGTTTCCGGCAATGAGTTCGCCGATCTTGTTGATCGCCAGGACCACCTTGTGATCGTCATCGCCGACCACCGATGCCGGGTTGGGAATGATCGAACGGAACATGATGCGCGCGGCCCTACGCTGCTGCATCTTGACCAGGCCGGTGTAAGCCTTCGCGACATTGCGAATGGCTTCATCGTAGGTCTGGCTGTTCGCGTTGTTCTTGCCGAAGCAGAATATCCATTCCTGATTGCGCAACTGCTCATATGCGACAGGAACGAACTCGCTACCTGCCTCGATCAGCGTCGCAGTGCCCGCCGTTGTGCGGGCGAACGTATACGAGGCTGTCGCGCGCGTGCCATCCGTCGTGGTCCGGGTCAGCGTGCCCGGAATGCCGCCGAACACACCAGTCCTGCTCGTGTTGAACGAACTCGCGATGAAAAGGGCGTCCACGTCAAGCGATACTGCTACCGACGATGTGTCTGCGGGGACCGTGAAGTCCGCAGTATTTTGAGCTGGCACGGCTCCGATGTACGCGGCCACTTCCTCCGCGAATGAGCCACCACGCCCGTGGTTCGTCCACGCGAAGCCGGTCGCCGCCGAGATGTCCTCTTCAGGGGCGAGATCCGAGAAGCTGTCACCTCCGAGATTGCCCAATTCGTCAGGCGTCAGCACCAACTGCTCAGACAGGACATCCAGGAACGAAGCTGGGAATATGCAGTCAGGCGAGAACTCAGCGACGAAACGCCCTGTTTCGCGCTCAAACCCGCCGACTACCTCTTCCAGGCTGTTCAGGAAGGGGACGAGCCATCGACTGGTGGATGGGACAGGCACTGCTCGCAAGGGGCCATATAGCTGATCAGTTGCACGAGGTGTGATGGCTTTGGTGTCGTCGCTCTGAGCCTCAACTTCGGCGATTGTCGCGGCGGCGAGAAGGCCGTCGATTCCGTCAGCGCCGTCGGTGCCCTTGGTGTTGGCGACGAAGTTCGCGTCAATCACCCAGGTCCCCGTCGCGTCGACGACCCAATAGGTGTTATTCGCCGGTGTCGGATCAAGCGTGACCCGCGCCGAGATCCCTGCGTCGTCAACCGTCACAGCTGGCAGATCGGCAACAGTGGCATACCGGCTAACGCCCAATATGACTTCCGCGATCTTGTCATCGATCATTTGGCCCAAAGCTCGAAGCTCAGACTTGATCGGCTCATACTTTCCGCTGGAGGCAACCCCATCGGTGAGGAAGTCTCGAAAGACCTCCGTAAATGCATCGCTAATAATCCCCATCATGACCTCGTTTAGCTGATCGTCGCCGACTCCGGACCGACGAGCGACGAAGAGCCGCCCGATCCGTCATATGCCCGCGCCCAATAGAATTGCGTCCCGGACGAAAGCCCGCTGTCCGTGACCGTGATGACCTCGCCCAGGCCGCCTACGATGTCCGCACCCACCTGGCTTGCCGTCCCGAAATCGCTGCTGTCGGCGTGGTACAGCCGCGCGAAGGCAAGGCTCGTGCTCGTGGGCATCCGGAAGGTGACCTCCGCTTCGCCGGTCCCGCCCGTTGCGCTCAGGTTCGTCGGAGCTGCGATGGTATTGGTGGCCGCTGGCGTGATCGTCACGCTCGCCGACCACTCGCTGCGGCGATAGCTGATCGTGACGGCCAGGATCTGGACTTCGTATTCCTCGGCGTTGTCGACGATGCCGCTGCGCGCCGTGAGCGCATCGTTGTCCACCGACATCATCACCCACGTCCCACCGGAAACCGGCCGGTACCGCACCTGGTAGGCGAGATCTGGACGGCCCGCGTCCCAGCTCGCCTCGATCGCCACCCCGTTGCCTGCAGCTGTCACCACTTGGACGGTGTTGAGCGTCAGGCCGGTTGGGACCGGGATGGTCACAGGCGTCGTCGAGGTGTCTGGCGTGATGGGCGGCGTACCTTCCTCGGTGCTGGCATCGAACGCCCAGTCGCCCGCCTCGACTTCGACCATCGCCGCCCCGATCGAGGTGCCCTTCTTCGAGATGTTGAGCTTGACCCCATCATCCAGCTTGAAGATCGCGTCGATGTCCAGGATCGCCGATTTGACCCGGCAGAACTGCCGCCCGAACAGATTGAGGCCGAACAGGTTGAGCGTCAGGTCCAGATGCCAGCGCTCGCCCAGACGCGATGCCTGCAACTTGCCGATGCGGGCCGCCTGGTTGTGGTGCGGGGCGCAGTACAGCTCCACCGCACTGGGATCCGTGTTCGCGTCCAGGTCCGCATCGGGCACCTGGATGGTCGCACTTTCCTGTTCGCGGTAGCCGATCGAAGCTTCGGTGTAGAGCACCTTGAGGGCTGAGACACGTTGCTGCGCCGTGGGGCCCAGCGCCGTGCGCGCGGCCCGGATGTGATCATCGGTAATCGTGATGTCGGGCTCTTCATACGCGCCGACCTTCAGGTTGAACTTGAAGTCCGGGCCCTGCCAGCAGAAGCCGTCGCAGGCCTGCAGCATGTCTGAAAGGACCTTCTTGCGTTCGTCTCCGCCCAGGCTCCAGCTTGCCCAGATCCGCCAGCGGGCGATGGTATCGCCCAGGACCGTCATCACGTTCTCATCGCTCACATCGGCTTCGCCCGCGATGTTCGTCCAGTTCACGTTGTCGTAGCCAAGGCCGTAACCGTCTTCATGTGCGACATAGTTGGCAATGGCGATCGCGGCGTTGTCAGACCACGCCCAGGTGCTGCGATCGTCAATGCGCTGCGGGCCGGTGCCCAGGACCGTAAAGCCTTCGCCGTCATCGTAGATCACCGCCGTGCTGTCCTGGCGCGGATCGTAGAGGAACCAGCCTTCGCGCACCTGCGTGTAGACCGGCTCGCGTCCGTTATAGACCTCGCTGAAATACTCTTGCTTGACCGGGTCGCAGATGATGGCCGCATGCGCACAGCCCAGTTGCCGGTGGTTGCTCGTCCACTTCGGGAACTTCGCCGTCAGCTGGCTGATTGAGGTCTGCGTGTCGGATCCCGATCGGGTGTAAATGTGCACCGCACCGCGAAAGCGCTCCTCGGTGATCGTGCCGCTGCCATCCAGCGTCACGACCTGGTCGTGTATGCGATGCTGGAGGATGTTGCCTTCCTGGCCGGTGCCCAGCGTCACCACCATGCCAAGGGTGCCATCGATGCTGTCCTTGAAGCTCTGGAGGCCGCCCGTATGAACGATACCGATGTGGCCGCGGCGTGATTCGGCCGATCCGCTGAAGACCACCTGCCCGTCGCTTGGCTTGGGACGGCCCGGTGAGAACAGGGCCGACATCAGGTAGTTCAGACCGACCGTGAAGCCGACATAGACCGCAACCGTAATGGCTGCAGCCGCGATGCCAGTTGCACCGGTCGCCCCGATGATCGCGAGCGCTACGGCTTGAGGCATTGCACATCCCCTTCCACGCGCCAGGCCGCAACCGGTACCTGGGCCGTCACCATCACTTCGAAGTGTGCACGCGCCGCCCACCACGGCTGATCGGACATCGCCGTCATGCCCAGGCAAAGGCTGGCGGTCAGCCCGCTACCCGGCAGGTCAACCAGCCCGACGTCCCCGCGCACGGGCTGCGCGCAGCGGGCACAGCCAAGCTGCCCCAGAGCCCAGTCCCCGAACGCGACAAAGCCTCCCCGGCGCTTAAGGAACCGCTGCCCGCCCAGTTTCCCGGCATAGCGCGGCCGGGGCGTCAGAACGCGTCCACTGACCCGCTCGACATAGGCGATCACCGAAAGACCGCAGTCGGTTTCTCCATCGACAAACGGCAAGGTCGACCAGTGGCGCAGCTCGTGCGCAACGGCGTCGCTGGAACAGGCGGCGGCAGGGGTCAGTAGTCGGGCCACGTGACCACCTTGTTGACCACCTCGCCGACGAACTCGAAGCCCTTGTCGTTGGCCATGGGATAGCGCGCGCGCTGGTCGCTGTCGGTGTACATCGAATAGCGCGGGCGCGAGCGCAGGGAGAACAGGCTTTCCGCCTTGATCGTCACCGAACGCTCACCGCTGTCCCGATCGGCCGCGTACTCCGGGCGCAGCATGCGCGCCGCCGCGATCGGATAGGGATTGTCCAGGGGGCGCTGATTGTCCGGATCGTCAGGATCGTCCACACCGAAGAACTGGATGAGGACATAGGCATGGCGCCCTTTCACCTCGGCCGCGAACTCCTGGCGCACCTTGCGCAGGATTTCATCGTCCACGCCTGAAAGGGTGAAGCTGATCTCGGGCGCATTGCCATTCACCGCCTGCTGGATGCCGCTGACCGATCCCAACTTGCCCAGGCCTTTCCAGCGCTCGCCGTCATTCGTGCGCAGCGTAAAGGAGCCGCGCCACAGCCGCACAGGCGCGCTGGTAAAGTCGAACAGGACCAGGAAGGCCACGGTCACCTTGCGCTTGCCCAGGTCGGCCGCAATGGTCTCGGGAAACAGGCTAGGCATCGTCGTCCTCGTCTTCGATGAACGTGATCGAGGGCGCACCGTTGTAGAGGCCCTTGAGCATCAGGGCCCCGCCATCATCGTCCGAAAGGCGCCCGATCATCACCGGCTTCAGGCGCAGGGCCTCGTCCGTGAAGTCGTCGCGCAGCGTGGGCGAGGTGCGAATGGTCGCCACGTTTCCTTCCCACCACACCCCGGTCGCCAGATAGGGGTAATCGCCAAGGCCGAAGTACTGCCCCGCCTGGAGCAGCTGGCCATAGTCGCCGAAGTCGGCAGTCACGTTGCGCTGCCCCTGCACGCCGGTCACGTTCACACCCGAAAGATCGCGTGTCGCGTACCCTGTCCCGTCCGAAAAAAAGGTACCGTCCGAATGGGGCACCACGCCGCCCCGGATCTGCGCGTCGCTCGCGCGGTACCACAGGTCGAAGATGGGCAGGCGCACGGTGTTGCTGCGGCCTTCCAGCAGGCCGAGGATCGCGCGCCAGGCCAGCACCTCGTCGCCGTGCAGCTCGTCGAACTCCATCGTCACCGAGAACGGCGGCCGGGGCACCAGCTCGGCCTGCGTCTTGCCCGAAAGGCTCGTGGTCAGGCCCGCCGTTTCGCGCGGCGGACGAATATCGATGTTGAGGGGCACAAGGTTTGCGGGCCAGTCGAAGGTGCTCATCGATACCTCGCGATGTTCTCTTCCACCCGGCCGCCAACCACTTCGTCATAGGCAGACAGCGCCTGGCTGACGCCGGAGTTGACCATCTCCTCGATCTCGGCGTTGCCGCGCGCCCCCGAAACCGTCACGTGCAGCGCACTGGGGCCGGATGCGCCCCCGCCAAAAAGGCCGCGTGCGGTCGGGTTCGACATCACGCTGACGCCGTTCGATCCCCCGAAGATCGGCTCGGGCCCGGCTTCCCCGGCAATGCCCCAGGACCCGGCCGGGATCGTTCCGCCCTCAGCAAAGTACCCGGCGAACTCGGCAATGGTTGCATCCACGGTTGGGGCGGCCGCCGCGATCCCTTCCGCGCTGAGGCCACCGCCGAATGCGGCCGATACCCCGCCCAGGACCCCCTTGACGATCGATCCGAACAGCCCGCCGCCCCCTCCGCCGCCAAGGCCGCCCATCATGCCCTGCATCGCCTGTGCCATCGGCGCGATCAGCTGATCCTGCACGAACATCATGATCAGCCCCTTCAGGAACGGATCCTTCACCCCGATGCGCTCGGCGATGCTGTCGGTCAGCTGCTGGTGCACATAGTCCAGCTCCTGGACGATCAGGCTCTCGACCAGCAGGCCGGTTTCGGCCTGGTCGGCCTGCATCTGGCGGTTGAAGCGCGCCAGCGGGCCCTCGTTGCGCTGGGACAGCCCGGTACGGGACGCCTCCTGCTGGCTGGCCAGAAGCGCGCGCGCCTTTTCCGCATCGGCGATCTGCCCGGACGCGATCTGCTGCTCAAGCAGGTTGCGCTCGATCTGCTGGTGGATTTCAAGGGCCCGGGCTTCCAGCTCGGCGCGCTGGCGAAGCGTCGGCGCGATCTGCGACCAGGCATCCAGCGCGTTCGCCTGACGGGCCAGCATGTCGTTGTCCAGGCGCGCCGCCTCGGCGTCCTGCTGCTGGCGCATCCGCACATGGGCGGGATCGTTGCCTACGATGATTTCGCCGTCCGCACCGGCCTTGCCGTAGGTGCGCTCGATGATCGCCTTGCGCTCGTCCTTCTGCGCCTGCGTCAAGCGTTCGTTGTTCTCGATCTCGGCAAGGCGGCGCTCGCGATCGAGGGAAAGCAGGTCGGCCTCGATCGACGCGCGTTCTTCCGCGTCGGTCGTGACCGACAGCCGGGCCTGAAGGAATTCACGCTCGAGCGCGGCGATCGCGGCGCTCTGGTCCTCGGCGCTCGCCATCGTGTCGCGGGACGAGGAGCTGCTGCCCGACTTGGACTTCGCGGTGCTCGAAGGCTTGGGCGCATTTCGCTCACGCGCGCGCTGTCCATTCTCGACAGCAGCCTCTTGAAGGGTAATGTCACCACGCAATTGATAGAGCTCGTGCCGCAGTCGGCTTCGCTCCTGCCCGAACGACTTGCCCTTCTTTTCCTCAAGCTGGTCGAGCCGGGTTTCGATCTCGAGGCGCCGCTCGTACATTTTGTTGAGTACGCCTTGCGCGTTGGCGACCTTCGCCGATTCCTCGCCCTGCTGCCGGTACTTCTCGACCAGGTCATCCATGGCGCCCCGAGCCGTATCCGCCGCATCCGCTGTCTCGAGAAGCTTGCCGATCAGCGGCCCCAGGACAATGACCGCCGTCGAGATGGCAATGCCCCACGGCCCACCAAGGAAGGTCGTGAACTTGTTCGCCTCGCCGCCCATCAACTGGATGGCCTGCGTGATCTGCCCGATCTGCGATGCAAAGATCTGCTGCGGGCGCATGCCCATGGAGTACATCGTGGACATGTCGCCCAGCTGATACCCCAGCTGGATCAGCCCCTGGCGCTGCGCCCCGGATGCCGAAGTGACCTCGCCCATACTGTTGAGCGTGCGCTTCAGTTCGTTCTGCGCCTGGCGGTGGCTGTCCTCGAACATGCCCAGTGCGCTGCGCGATTGCAGCACTTCCTTGTTGTACTGCTCGAGGGTGATCGTCCCGGCGTTCAGGGACGCCCTGGCGTTGTCGATCTCATCCTTGGACTGGGCCTGCGCCGCCGCCAGCTCGTCAATGGCCGCGCCCGCGCGAAGAAACGCCTGCGCGCCCCGGTCGCCGCTCGACGCCGCCTCCACAAGCCGATCGGCCAGCTCCACTGAACTGCCCGAGGCAAGGTCCAGCGTATTGCCCAGCTCCTGCGCGCGCGCCTGGGCGTTGTCGATCGACTTGTCGAAGTTTGCATCGTCAGTGGAAATGCGCAGGAGCGCGCTGCCAAGTTCCTCAGCCATCGCGGTTCTCATCCGCCTCTGAGGAAGGCTTCACAGGCGTCTGAGCAGGCGGAACCGCCATGCCGATCCCGATGGCGGCCAGTTCGGCCGCGCTGGCCTTGCGCGCGCGCGGGCCGGGGCCCGATGCGCAGTCGCGAAGACGATCCAGCATCCGCTTCGCGTCCTTCTTTTCGAAGGAACCCGAACCAAGCCCCACGGCGCGATAGACGTCCAGCTGCTCACCGGCCTGAAGGCGCGGCAGCATGGTCATGAACGCCCGAACATACGCGACAGGCGCGCGCTCCAGCCACCACTGCGGGTCGCCGCCATAGAAGCGCTGGAGCCGGGGGAGGACATCGCCCCAGTCGGCAGGTTTGCTTCGACGCCCGCCGCCCTCGCGATCGCTCCCGCCACGCCGAGACGATTGCGCAGCAGGAGCCCTGTAAAAACATCGGTGATCGCCATCTTGTGCGCGCCGCTCAGCTTGGCAAACACCTCGTCTGGCACGCCCACCGCAACCTTGCGGGCCACCTTGTCGACCAGTTTCGTGAGAGCGTCCTCGCTCGCCTCGTTGTCGTCGGCGAACAGATCCTTGATCCGCTGCCCCCAGATCCCGAAGCGGTAGCTGTCCAGGACGGATATCTCGTCAGGGCTCAGGATGTCGTAGACCTGCCCGTCGATCGTGATGGAGGGGCGCGTTACCAGCGTCTCCAGGTCGAGCAGGGGCTGCGGGTTCGCAGCGTTGTCCTGTGCGGAATTTTCGGGGGCGGTCATGGGCGGCAGGTCTCCTGGATCGACCGCCGCTATGCCTGTCGTTTCGCGCCTTACGCGCCCCGGACATCCGTCCGGTTCAGGCCATCCTGGAAAAGAGAAGGTGCGGGAAAGCCGCCCACTAGCTCGCCCGCACCCCTTACGCTATCGCAGCGCCTGGCGCAATCGTCACGCGCGCCTGGCGCCAGCCTCCCGAACTTAGGGCAGCGCCGCCTGGTGCTGGAAGACCATGGCGCCAAAGCGCAGATCCTCGCTTGCCGCGTTCAGGTCTTCCAGCGAGGTCCACTCCAGCGCCACACCCGCTGGCGTGCCCTTCTGATACACGACCGACGGGCTCGCCGACTGGTAGCAGCGCGGCACCTGGTACTGCGCCACCATACCATCGCCATAGGGCGAAACGCCCCGCGCCAGCAGTGCGTAGGTCGCCACTTCCTTGCCGCGGCTAAGCCCCAGCTGCTTGTAACCGGCCGTGCCCGAACCCGCCGCCGTCGTGGTCAGCTCGTTGGAATTGAGCGCCAGCAGATACTGCTCCAGCGTCACGTCCCACAGCGTCAGGCCGAACATCAGTTCTTCCTCGGTGCGGAAGGCCTTCACAGGGCCCGTCGCGCCGCCCGGGCGGGCCTTGGTGATGGTCTGCTGGTGCTGGACCGTGACGCCGTCTTCGTTCTGGCTGCGTGTCCCGCTCGTGCCCACCAGCTTCCAGTCACCGGCCGGATCGGCATCCACCAGCGGAAAGGCGGTGCCGATGGGGGCCAGCCACAGCGTCAGCGGCTGCCCGACGATCTCATAAGGTTCCATGGTACTACTCCTCAGTTAACGCCTGGAACCGGGCCCAGCGCGTGCAAGACTTGAAACGAACGGAAGGTGCGCGGCCACTCGGTCACAGGCTCGCGCCCCGATGAATATCCCCCGGCGCTCTTCACCCAGTGGATCAGCGTCTGCGCGGACACGGTCCGCTCCACCCGGCGCAGTTTGAGAGAGATCAGATCGCTCAGCGCGCCAGCCTCGGCGGGCGTGGCCCCGAACGTGAACACGTCCAGGCGCTGCGCATCCACCTCGGCAAAGCTGCCGCCTGTCAGCGATGCCCCACCCGAAGCGCGCACGACGAAGGCCTTGCGCGGCATCGATGCCGTCTCGTCTGCTGGCAGCTCACCGCCAAAACCGCGTGCGCCCACCTGGGCAGCCACATCCGCGTCGGCCAGAAGCAGCGCCACGATTGCCGCCACAACATCAGGCATCCTCGCCCCCCTCGCTCGAACCGCCGCCCTGCGTCGGCTTGTGCTTCTCCCAGGCCTTGCGGATGTTTTCGGTCAGCTGCGGATAGATCGCGTCGGCGGCCGGGCGCAGATACGGATCTGCATGAACAACCACGCGCTTGCGCAGCAGGTAATGCACGTCGCCGCTGTCCGCATCGACCAGCATGGGCTGGCCTTTGACCGATTGGACATAGGCAAGGTTTGCCATCTGGCGCGGGCTGCCCGCACGGCGCGCGGCATCTGAAATCGGAATGGCCAGGAACTTCGCCTTCTTCGGCGTGATCGTGCCACCCAGCTCGCGAATGCGGGCGTAGGCCACGTCCTGGACGCCCCAGACGCCGGTGACACCATTCTCGTCCTCATACGCGAAGGTGACGATGCCGATACCGCCCTCGAGGACGCCGGTCTGGTTATCCCAGTTGTGATTGTCGCGAGCATGGCGCACCGCGCCAGCCATCGTCCGGTTCACGCCTTCGCGCTGCGCCGCCTTCATCCGCGCCTTCACCGCATTGCCCTTCCAGGTCAGCGATTTGGAGATCCCGCCCGCCATCACCCGATCCTCTGAAGCGCGGCTTCGATGTGGTTGTGCTTGAACTGGGGCGGCCCTTCCACCTTGAGGCGGCCCGCGATCAGCACCGTGCCCTTGCGGTCGGTCACCGATGCGATCTCATCACCCGCCTGCAGATCCGCGCCCAAGGCAAACAGCCCGCGCACGTCTTCGATCAGCGCAATCTTCGCGCCGTCGACCAGCTCACGCGACTGCTTGGACCAGATGAAGCACGCGACAGGCTCCCCGACAGGCGTGAAGACGCCGCCGATCGGCGCGCCCCAGGCGTCCTTGTCGGTTGCTGTCCTGCGCTCCACGACTGCGCGCATGGTGAGACGGCCGGAGATCATGGGCGGGTTCTTCCTGGCGTCCGTAGTCGTACCTCAGCAGGCGGAGTACCAAAAACACCCAAGCTGGAAATACGGAGTGATTCGAACATGGAAAGATTCTCGATCGAGGCCTTACAGCCCATCGGCAACAGCGTTTGGCTGGCAGAAGTCGTCGTCGCCACAGCGGAACAGATTGGTGACATCGGCGTAGCCCAGGCTTCCCGACTGAAGGTACGGTTCAAGTTCGACATAGCCTCTCCTGTCGAAGAGCTTCTGCAACGAGCTGTAGACGAGGCTCAACGGTGCCTCGCTCTCTCAGCTGCCTATCTGCAAGAGCACACTCTTCCCGAGTTGCTCGAAGAGATGGAGCCCAAGCCGTTCCCGCCGTTCCATCTCGATCCGGAATAAGGGTGTCCCGGCGCGGCGTCATACCAGCCACCGCGCCGGAACCGCCGCTTCCAGCTTGCTCCAGAACCCCACGCGATCGAGCAGCGGATTGAGCCACTCGGTCACGATGCAATAGCAGGTGCGGTTGGGCGAAGCGTGGTGGCGCGCATGGTGCGCGCGCGACTGGAGCAGGCCCACCGATTGGCAAAGCAGCACCACACCGGGCGCACGATCGGGCCGATGGGCCCAGAAGTGCAGCTCGTTCGAAAACGCCCCGACCAGCCATGCGGTCAACAGCCACAGCGATGGCCCCAGGATGCCCAACAGGACCAGCGCCAGAAGCGTCGCCGCTGCGAACGCGGTGGAATTGCGCGAGGCAAAGCTGTCACGGGTGAACGCCAGCGGCTCGTCGTGATGGCGCCGGTTGGGCGCGACCACCAGGCGGCCAAGCACCGGCCAGCTTTCACGTCCAAAGCGATCCTGCAGCCAATGCACGACACCGGTCAGGAAATCGGCGAACAGGATGCCGGTCAGCACCTGGGAAAGGATCCAGATCGTCAGCATGCCACCTGCGCCTCCGGCTTGCTGCCTTCGGCGGGCACCGCCACGATGCTGACAGGCGGATGCATACAGCCCAGAATCTGCAGCTCGACCGATCCCCCTGCATTGAGGATCGCCAGTTCACCCGGCGTAGGCTCCCAGCGCGACCGCATCGCCGGGCCCGAGGGCGTCTCGATGTCGGTCACTGCGAGATGGCTGCAAGAGCCGTGCGTGGCTGGCTCCCATCCCTTGGGAGCGCCCAGCCAGCGCGTGGTGTCGGGATGGCGCTTGGGGATCATCGCACTGCACTCCCTGCACGGTTGTGCGAAATCCTCTCGAGCAATCGCTCGGCGGATTGCCTCCTCGCCGCGACTTCCTCGACCTCGGCCAGGCCGAAGCCCGCGGTGCTAACGAAGCGCTCAAGGCGCTTCATGGCATCGCATAGACTGCACATGGCCAGCACCGCGCGATCGAAGTCTGCAGGATCGATGGTGAGCTTGTTTTCGCTCATGCCGCCTTCCTCCGGTTCCGGCGCCGCGCGCGCCGGGCGACGTGCAGGCGGTTCGATCGACGCTTCGGCTTCGCACCAGGGCCCCGGCTGCGGCGCAGCTTCTCCGGCGAAAGTGAAGCCGTGCGAACACGCTTCTTGCGGCTCGGCCGTGCCGGGGCCTCGAGCGTCGGGGCCATGATGTCCTGCCCGATCGGCGAGAACGCGAGGGCCTGCCCCAGGAGCGCTGCAACAAGTCCGCCAAATCTGAACATCAGTCTTCATCTCCTCGAGATAGATCCTCGGCGCACTCCGCGCAGGCATCGCCCGTCGTGTCGTCAGGGAGGAAGTCGCCGCCGCACCATTCGCAGGACTGCGGATCGAGAACGGGGAAATCATCGGCCATGCACCGGCTCCCTGTTGAACCAGGCGTAGAGGTGCGATGGCGCGCAGGTCATGCGCCAGCGGTGCCGGCGCAGATGGCGAAGGAGCGCCTTGGCGTCCTCGCGCCTCAGGTAGTAGCGGTTCCAGCACCAGTTCCCGACCCAGTGCTTGCACGCGGTGACAGGGAAGTCCCGGCCATGGATGCGAATTCCGCCCTCGACTTCGGCGAAGGCATAGCCATGAAAATTCGGCGCCTCGATCTCGGCATCATGCAGGTTGTAGCAAGCCGATCCCGCGCGGCCATTGAAGGACCCGTCCGCAGGGTCGTTGCATGCAAAGTCGATGGCGACGACGGCTTTCAAGCCATCACCAACCCGCGCCGCTGCGCGAGCCCTGCGAAGATGGCCTCACGCTCGTCGGCCATGTTGGTGGCAAGCGTGTACTTGTAGTCCCCGGCTTCCTCGCTCTTGAGGCCACCGCGATAGGACAGGTCCAGCTGCATCAGCTTGATCGTCGCCTCGTCACGCGCGGCCTGCTCGCCCAGCGGCGTGAAGGTCACGCTTACCATCGGCGCCCAGTAGTTGCGCCCATTGGGCCCGGTGACCAGGCGCTGAAGCGTCCGCCCACCGTGAAGCAGCCGATAGTCCGCCGCCTCGAGCGTGATCGCGGCCGAGGCATCGCCGCTGTTGCCGGGCTCGATCTCGGTGACGGTCAGCGGCTCAGCCGGATCGACCGGCCGGGGCAGCTTCAACGTGCGCAGATAGCGCGAGCTGGGATCGGTCGGATCGCCAAGCTCGACCGTGAATTCGCCGACCGGACCGAAACGCGCATCCATGTCGGCCGTGATCGCGTCGATCATGTCCTGCAGTTCGGTGTCCGACAGATCGCTGCCGGTGCGTTCCTTGATCCGGTCGATCAGCGCCATGGCTTACTGCCCCTCGTCGCCGCTCGAGGTGTCGCCGGTGGCCTTGTCCTGGCCATCGCCGGACGGCTTGGCCGCGCCCGCTTTGCCCTTGTCGGCATCGCCCGGGGCTTCCTTGTCCTTGGCAGGGGCGCGTTCCTTGTTCGCAGCCGTCTTTTTCGCCTTGGCCTCGGCCGTCGCTTTCACCCGGGCGGCTTTCGCCTCGGCAGCCTTGCTGGCCTTTTCCTCGGCAGCGGCCTTGGCAGCTTCCGCCTCGGCGGCCTTTTCGGCCTCGGACTTGCCTTTCGCCTTGGGCAGGGCTCCCTCGACCAGGCCGAACTTCTTGGCTGCCTCGTCGGGGATCTCGTCGCCGGGCGCGGCGTACAACGTGGCACCAAGCTTGTGACCTTCACCCACGAGCTGGGTGCGGTCGGCGGTGAGGAACAGGCGCTCAGTAGCGAACATGGAAACACTCCCTTGGAAAGAGGATCATTCGGCCAGCGCCCAGGTCACGATCAGGAAATCCCCGGTCGTGTCCGTGGTCGTGTTCTCGATCGTCCCGGATGCACCGGCCGTGATCGAAAATTCGCTGGTGAGGTCGGCCTCCACGCTGGGCGGTGCGCCCTCGGAGACATGAAGAACGCTGAGCAGCGCGCAGTCGGGCGTGAGGTTGCCCGGCACGGCATGCTCGCCGGAGGCACCGCCCGGGATGATGGCGGTCGCGATGGGAACGGACAGACCGGAGATGGTCGGCATCGTCTGGGCCTTTCGGATGAAGGGGAAAGATGCGCCGGGCGAAGATGCGCGCCTTCGCCCGGCGACTTTGCGTCACCCCGCCGGGATCAGAGGCCGGTGACCGAACTGAATGCAGCCGGGCGGAAGAACACCAGGGCCGCGCGCATGTCGCCGCGCACGGTGCGCTTACCCTCGGCGAACTGACTGCCGACGTAGCCGATCTGGATGTCGACGCCCTTCTTCTCGAACAGGCTCAGCCAGGCGGGCTGGAACGAGCCGACATAGCCCGTACCGGCCGCATCGGCGTCAGCCTGGACGACAGGGAAGGCCCCAAAGGCGTTCGGGACCGGCCTCGCTCGGGCTGCCCCAGATATAGACGCCATCGGCCGTCTTGAGCAGACGCACGCCCTGCCAGTCGGTCGGGTGCATGACATGGTGCGTCGGGATCGCGCGGCCGACCAGGCGGATCTTGGTCATGGCCTTGAAGAAGGCATCGGGAACAGGGTCCGTGCCCTTGGCCTGGGTCTGGATGCCGACCGTGTTCTTCAGGCCGCGCAGGTTGGGCGCCGTGCCGTTGCCGATCAGGCACTGCCCGTCGAGCCGCTGGCGGATGCCGAAGGTCAGACGGTTGTTGATGTAGCCGCTCATCATCGGCGCGTCTTCGAGCTGCTCGTCGGTCACCGGCACGCTGTCGGTGATCTTGCGCACCGGCGATTCCTGCTCGGTGAAGGCAAAGGTCGATTCCGCGTAGGCACCGCCCTCGGCCGTTTCGGCCGCCGCGTGGGTGCGGGTGGTTTCCTGCATGAACTTGATGCTGCTTTCGCCGGTGCGGAACATCGGGATGATGTCGAGCAGCTGAAGCGGACGCGTGACGGCATCGACGAAGCCGGGCATGCGCATGCTTTCGGGGGCGTAGCCGGCACTGGTCTCGAACAGCGTCTTGGTGCCCAGCGTGTCGTACTGCGCGCCCTTGGCGAGAAGGTCCGAAGCCCAGGCATCGTCGAAGCTGAAGGAGATGCCATCGGGCGCACCGCGCGCGGCCCAGTCCTGGTACGCCTTCTCGCACGCGACCAGCTCGCCCAGCGACTTGATCTGCGGACGGCCCTGATTGCCGCCGCCCGAACCGGAGTGGCGGAACTGGCTTGCGGCCTTCTCGCGATCAGCATGCTGGCCAGCGGCCTTCTCGGCGGCGTCCAGCGTATCGGCATGCTCGCCCAGCTCGTTCAGCTCGGCGTTCATCTCCTGAACGCGCTTGGCCACCGCGACCGAACCCTTCACGCCGTCGCCAAGGCACGTGACCTTGTTGAAGTCGTACTGCTTCTGACCGCTGTCGCTGCTGACCAGGGCTTCCTCGAAGACCTTGCCCAGCTCCTGCTGCTTCACCGCCATTTTCTCGCGGGTCTGCTTCAAATTCAATTCCGCTACCGGCATGCCGATTGCTCCCTTGCCCAATTGCCTGAGTGACGCTCAAAGTGTCGGGCCATATGGAAGCAGGCGCTCAGGCCATGCGCCCCGGACGGCTGTCCGAGCGGGAGGTCTCGCGATGTCGGGAAGGGCGCGTCCGAACTCGGAGGCGCGGGGCACGGTCTAGCCGATGCGATGAGCCGATGACAACCACCACGTGGCGTCCAGCTGCAATTGGGGGAAGAAAGCAGGGCCACAAACGCCCTGAAATGCCGCTTAAGAAGCCCTAAGAAGCAAGGTCACCCATCAAGGTGAGGGATTGTCCCGTCAGAACGCTCCTGAGGCGTCCTGACGGGAATTTCGGCATATTCAATCCGAAGCGGGAAGATGACCCCGCGATTGCCACGCAAGCCACCCGCCAAGGGCGGCCTGGATTTCATGCTCGGCCTTGGGATCGGTCGTCGCAGCTTTCTCCAGGGCCTTGCCCAGCGAGACGTGAATCTCGCCCAGCTGCTTGAGGCCGGTCTTCGAGAGAAGCGAGGTATCCTCGCCGATCGCCTCGGCCATCTCGGCAAGGTTCGCGATCAGCGGTGCGAAGTTCGCCGCCTTCAGTTCGGCCGACTTGATCGAAAGCGTGCCGGTGCCAACGCCCGCCCCGCGAATGACTGGCGAGATTTCATCCACGCCCAGTTTCTTGAGCACCTGGACGTGGCGCCCCTCGCGCTGCTGGTAGTCGGCGTCCAGGACATCGTAGCCATAGCTCCACTCCTGCACTGGATTGCCCTTGGCCAGGTCGAACTTCAGCGTCTCGTGCCAGTCCTTGCCCGCCTGGGTGTTGAGGTTGAGATGCAGATCCGCAACGGCCCAGTCGTTCTCCTCGTAGATCCAGGCCTTGCCCAGCGGCATGGCCTTGCGGTTGTGCGCAGGCAGGATCTGGCACCACTGGCCACCGCCCTGGCCCCACGAAAACGCGCCGGGCGCGTAGGTGTCGCCATCGCTGTCCACGGCGGAAAGCTGCGCGATGCGGGCGCGGCCGGTCCCGGCCTCGTCCATCTTCTCGATCGTCAGCGACTTCACGTTCATTGGTCTACTCCTCGAAATTGGGCGCGAAGCTCAGCGTGCCGTTGGGATGCTCTTCGTCGGCCATGGTCAGGGCCTCGGCGATCGTGGCGATCGAACCGTTGCGGGCAATGTGGCTGGGAACGGATCGGCCGGGGCCAAGGCGGCCGTCGTAGATGATCAGGCTGGTGACACCTGCCGCCCGCGCGCGTTCGATGGTGGAGATGTTCTGCGCGTACTTGGTTTCGGTACGCGCGATCCGGCGTGCCCGGGTCTGGGGCGTATCGTTGGGCCCGGCCTCCACCATGTCGGCGATGCGATTGGCCAGCTGGGTCGCGCCTTCACCTTCCGCGCGGCCCTGCGCCAGCGCCTTGAACAGCGCATCGCGGCTCTGCCCCTCCAGGTCGATCAGTCCGGCACGCCGGCCACCGGCCGCCACGATCGAACGGGCAACCACATCGGGCAGCGATGCGCCCAGGCCTGCCTCACTCGCCGCCTGGGACACCGACCGCGCGACCTCGGCATACTGCGCCTCGTACTGCTGGCGCAGTTCCGCGTCCCAACGCGCGATGCCCAGGCTCTCCAGGATCATGGCGATCAGCAGTTCGTCCGCCTTTTCGCGGCGGGTCTTACCTTGGGTCGCCTTCGCGTCCTTGATGGTCGGATCCTGCTCAAGAAGCGGAAGCGCCTTGGCCGCGGCATCCTCGCGCAACCGGGCAAAGAAGCCCGTAAGCGCCTGCTCGAACGCCGTCTCATGGCCACCTGCCTGCCGCTCGAGCATGCGGGCGTAGGCGACACCGCGCTCCATGGCCGCCTCGCTCGCACGGCCTTCCGCTTTGGCTTTACCTGGTGCGGGCAATGCGCGGGTCGGTTCGGCTTCCTGCGCGGCGGGAATACGCATGGGCGCACCCTCGGGGACCTCGATCGAACTGATCGGCCGCAGATAGAATTTGTGGCTGTCGTCGGCATTGTCGCCCAGGCCAACGCGGTACTCGAAAACGGTGTAGGCACCGCTCGCCAGCTTCTTGTTCCAGCGCTCGACCTTCTTGTCCTCATCCTCCTGAAGGGCGACGACGCCGCTGGTGTCCCAGCCCACCTTCTGTCCATCGGCCTTGCCGAACTGGCCCACCAGCGAACGCTGCAGCTCGTCGGCGAACATGCGTGCGATCGGCGATACGCCGTTGTTCCAGGCCAGCTTGCGCAGCTCTTCCATGGTCGCGCCCACCTTGGTCTGCTGCAGCCCTGCGCCGAAGCCCACGACGGCGGCCGGGATGCCCAGGCACGCGCAGACGCGCTCTTCGGCCACGTCGCGCCCCTCGCTCATATTCATCTGCTGCGGATTGAAACCGTAGGGCTGCACGTCGGTCGGCGCGCCCATCACCAGGGGGCCTCCGCGATTGTCTCCGCCGAAGGCCTGCTTGAACCACGCCTTGGTCGCTTCCACGTCCTCGCCCGCAGGCATCGCGCCGCCCTTGGGGCTGATCACCACACCTGGCACACCCATGTTGCGCAGGAGCGAGGCAACGAAGTTGGAGCTTTCCAGGTCGACGAAGATCTCGCGGATCACGCCGTCAAGCGGGGACATGCCAAGGCGCGTGTTGCGCGGATTGATGCCGTACCGGAAATGCACCACGTCCTCGGGCGGAACCTTGATCGGTTCTGTGCCGCCTGGGCTGTACTCATAGTGCGAGATATAGACCTCGCCGCCTTCGGGCCACTTGGGTTCCATCAGCCAGCTGGGCACGAACCACAGCTCGATCGGGATGCCAGCCTTGTTCCGGATGATCATCCAGTAGGCGTTGCCCGTGATGCAGAACATCACCACCGTCGCCATCCACAGCGCGATGTCGCCATAGAACGGGTTGGGCGTCTGGATCAGTTTGACCATCGCGTGATCCGGCATCGGCGCAGGATTTCCCTGCGCGTCCTTACGCTCCACCTCCAGCACGGCCTCGGGCAAAGCCCGGGCGATCCACAGCGCCGGAGCGGTGACGACAGAGGCATCCAGACAGTCGCCGATTTCCTTGCGATAGTCGAACCGAGTGCGCTTCAGTAGCTGGCCAAAGAACGGCACGCGCGCCACATGGCGCATCGCGTTCATCGCCTTGGAAAAGCCCTTGGTGAACCAATTCATGCCGGTATCCAGTCATCGTAAAGGGGATCGCGCGGCCGGGCCGTGCTGGGCGCGTCGTTGAGCGGACGCCAGGGCGCACCGGCATCGCGCATGCTGGCGGCATGGAAATTCCAAAGGCCAATGGCGTTGTCGCCGTGGCGCTTGCCGCCGTCCGTCCCCTCGTTGCGCACATGTGCGGGCAGCTTGGGGACGCCGCCTGCGTTGACCAGCTGGCGAAGGTCGTTGCGGGTGTCGAGGTCGGCCGGGATCAGGATGGTGCCGTCTTCGAACGCGGCGCGGAACCGTGGCCCGGTTTCGCGTTGCCAGACGGGCGAAGGCATCAGCTCGACGATGCGCTCGGCCCCGAACTTCTGCGCGGCCTCCTGGGCCAGCACCATGCCGTTGCCGTTGGCATCCAGCACGCCGCCGCCATAGGTCCCGATCAACCCAAGCTGCTCGACCACCCAGAACAGCGCCTGCTTCTGCTGATCGTAAGGGCACTGGCGCAGTTCCACAATGAAGGGCACGTGGCGCTTCAGATCCTCGCCGACAAAGCCGAAAGGGTACGAACTGCGGTCCTGGCGCATGGCGAAGTCACCGCCGTTGAACCAGGTCAGGCCCTGATTGGCGTAGCGCTGGATGATCGGCTGCACATTGCGCTGCAGCCAATCGTACATTTCGCCGCGCCGTGCAGCTTCGGGCATGCGCACGAAGTTCTCATGGGGCGGGCTCCAGCGCAGCACCTTGTACTCGCTTGTGCTGCACGCCTCGATCCAGGCCAGCGGCAGGAGAACGCCTTCGCCCTCGCGCGGGATGGCATCCAGTTCCTCGCGCATCGCATCGACCCGGCTGCCGTAGGAGCGCCGGATCTTGCGATACCACTCTTCCTTGCCGGTGCTCGTCGGCGTCCATCCCCGCATCAGGCAGACACGTTCGTAAAGCCCGTTCGCCACCGCGTCGTCGAAGGTCACGTGGTGGATGGAATAGTCGTAGTTGCCCTCGCGAGTGTCCTTGATCAGCTCGTTGAAGGGGTTGAGCGCGCCGTTGTGCGTGGAGATGATCCGGATCACGCCGCCCCAGATCAGCATGGCGTTGCAGGCATCGATCACGGCCGCGACATTGCGGTGGAACGCCGCCTCATCGATGATCACGCGGCCCTGAAGACCGCGAATATTGGCCGGGTTGCTCGACAGCGCGACGATCTCGTTGCCCGAAGCAAAGCGGATGCGATAGGCCGCGATCTGCTTGGTGCTGCCATCGCCTTGGACATCGTCGAACAGGAACTCGTGCACCTGGACAAGTTCCTTGGCCACCGCCTTGGCAAAGCGCGCACAGACCGAGATGAACTCCAGGCCCTTGTCCTTGGTGTCGCCGATGTAATAGCTGTTCTGCCCACCGGCCGATTTGGCGGCAGCGCCGATCAGGGTCGTATCCAGCGCCTCGGCAAACGTGATGCCGGTCCGCCGCCCTTTCTCACCCAGCTTCAGGTCGGACTGATCCGCGATCCAGGCCTTCTGGTGCTCCATCAGGATGCCATCGGCCAGCGGGTCCAAGTCCTCGGGCGGAAGTTCGCCCAACACCAGCTCGTCCACGGGCGAACGCGGCGGGGCCTGGTCCGCCGTGGGCAAGGTATCGCGCTCGGCCACGCTCACAGCGGCTTCACCCGAAACACCATGTGGCCCGCGCCGTGTCGGCTCAGCGACACGTGCTTGCCGTTGGCATAGATCGCCTCGACACGCCGCACCTTGAAACCATGGGAGAAGCGCACCGCCTCCACCGGATCGCCCCAGTCATCGGCAAGGCCGATCAGCTGCTCGCGCAGATAGACGCCGATCTCGCAAAGGTCGGGGATCTCGCGTTTCCAGTACTTGCGCACACCGCGCGGACGATCGGGCAGGCGGCTCATGACTTCACGCCCAGGAACTCGCGGCGCATCTGCGCGATGCGATCGGCCGGAAGCCCGGCCTCGCGTGCGAACCCTTCGGCGCGGTCGGCGGCCTTCTCCATCTGCTCGGAGACACGGCGCTCGAGCTGACGGCGGTATTCGTCCGATCCCTTCTGCGCATTGACCGCCGATTGCAGCGCTCGGCTCATCTCCATGATGCCCTTGGTGGTCACCTCGCCATCCTCGAGCATCTGGAACATCGCCAGCTTCAGCATCTCGGCCACCGCCACGGTGACCTGGTCGGGCCCTTCCGTGCCAAGCGACGTCACCAGTTCGCCCGACATGCGCTGGACTTCATCCAGCTTGCGGAACTGGATCGCCTTGCGCACGGCAAAGCGGCTCCAGGCGGACTTCGAGATGGGCTCCAGGCCGCGATCGGCCAGGCGTTCGTTGAACTCGGCCAGGATCGCCGTCTGGGGCAGGTTGCGCTCACGCAGCTGCTCGAGCGCCCAGACCACGTCCGGTTCTGCCTCGTCGGGCAGAAGGTCGATCGAGGAAAGCCGTCCGCGCCCTTCACGCCGGTTCGAGGTCGCGCCCGCCATCAGTCGACATCCGCAGGCCGCGAGATACCCGCGATCACGCTGCGCTCTTCCAGGTGATCGCGGCCCTCGCGCGTCAGCTTGGCAACCAGCAGCTCACCGGCCGGGGAAAGCTCGATCGCCCCCAGCTGCTCCAGCTTGCGCAGCTGTGTCTTGATCCAGTCGCGGTCGCGGCGGATGCCATAGATATCCAGCGTGCGCCGGATCAGCAGATCGTTGAGGCGGCCATCCGCCTGTCGCTCCAGTTCGCGCAGGATCTGCAGCCGTGCATCTTCGGCAATTACGCCAGCCAGCCCACTCATTTGCCAAGGCCCCTTTCAATAAGCATGCGTTCGATGCGGTCGACGGAATGGTTCGTGCGCTGGGAAAGCTCGCGATGCCCGCCAAGTTCGGCGCGCACGGTGGCGATCCGCTCCTCGATCCGCTCGATGTCCTTGATGGTGGCGACCTCGCGCTTCATCTCGTCGAGGTCCGCCTCGAGATAGCCCACGCGCCCGCTCAGCGTGTTCATGTTCTTGGAGATCTCGTTGACCTTCCGGCCCAGGTGCCCGGTGCCTTCCGGGTTCGCGGCACCGCCCCGGAACACCACGTATCCGATCGCCAGAACGATGAAGGCGATGATCGCCCACTGCAGCCAGATTTCCATTAGAGATCATCCCCGGAATTGCGCGACCCGATCGCGCCCGTCACCGACGCGAAGATGGCCTTGATCATGTTTTCGATTTCGCGGCCGGCCAGCTCGATCAGCGAGTAGCCGGAGAAGCCAAGGCCGATGGCAACGACGAAGGCGAACAGCGGGCCTGGCTGCGCCTGGGCCGCCCAGGTGACCGCAACGATCAGCATGATCGCGCTCACCAGCAGGAACCGCAGTGTGCCCTGCGACCGCTCCTGCTTCGGGGCCAGCGGCCGCGCCAGCAGAACCCCGGCCGCAGCCAGCACGACCTGGACAACAGGGATTGCCATCCCGTCGAACTGGATCGTCAGCAGAGGGGCGGCCACCTGCGCGTCCTGCATCACGGCAGCGGCCAGCGAAGCCGACCACGGCCCGTAAAAGCTCGCCAGGTGCTGGAAGGGATGGTCGATCACGGATTGGTCCTTATCGCGGCCTGCCCCTCGACCGCGTCGATCAGGGCGTTGAGCTGCTCGGCCTGCTCGCTCGCGATCAGGCGCTCGTGAAGGTTCATCGGCTCGCAGACGAGGACGGGAGGAAGTCCAGTATCGTCGGGCGCTTCAGCAGCTCCTCGGGCGCTTCCCAGGCTGGAGGACACGTCAGCTGCGCCGGGTACGCGGGCAGCGGCTGCGGCGGCCTGGGACTGCAGGCGCTCATGGCGAGCGCGCAAAGCGGCAATACGATCCTGGTAGTCATGAAGCGCCTCCTGGTCCTTCGCGGCCCGCTCGGCGGCGACCCGTCGAAGATTGCTTTCCTGCGTGGCCTCGGCCTGGCGCGCAGCGTCCTGCAGATTGGAAACCGTCGCCTCGGCGGCCTCGGCGCGTTCGCGCGCTCTGGTCTCGTCCGCGCGGGCCTCGGCCAGCTCGCCGCGAAGGCCCGGGATCTCGAAGACATTCGCGTGGAGGCTTTCCAGGGCGAGCACGAACAGCGCCGCATGCCGCCAGTCTGCAAAGATCCAGGCGAAGACGGCCCAGCATGCACGCCAGATCCCACCTACAGCGGCGCGAAGCGGGCCAAGCCCGGGCACCAGGGCCAGAAGGGCACGAAGGCGGCTCAACGGCCCAGCTCGTCCGCCCGGGCCAGCCAGCCCTTCAGGAAGCGCTGCTGCGAAGGGTAGCGTGTCACGATATCGCGGTACCGCTCGCGCGCGGCCGCGCGGAACGCGGGCACCAGCGCATCACGGCCCAGCGAGGGATAGCGCAGAACCCAGCCAAGCGCGGTCCGGGTCAGATCGCCAAGGCCACCATCGACCTTGAGCATGGCGGGCGCGTCTTTCGCCCCCATCTTAGCCCGTGCCTCCATCAGGCACTGATTGATGGCGCGCTGCAGCAGCTTCACGGCTGATCCGCGCCCGCCATTCACGCCCTGGTCGAACAGCATTTCACCGATCGGTGCGGGAAAGCGCTCGCACTGCAGGGCCTGCCAGAAGCAACGGTGGTAGAGATAGACCGCGCCGCTCACGGTCAGAAGGCGGATGTCGTCAATCGTGACATCGCCATCCATGTCCAGATCGAAGTCGGCCTTGCCGTCGCCGTCATCGTCGAACGCACCTTCCGATGCCAGGAAGCGCAGCGATATTCCGTATTTGGTCGCGCCGCCCCGGTCGAGCTTGTCGTCGACAAAGCCGCCCTCGATCCGCAGCAGCTTGCGCACGGCAACGCCGAAGCGAACCGAATAGGCGCGCACGATAATTTCGATGTCGTCCTGACCGGACGGGGGAGGAGTTGCGGCGTTGCTCATGCCGCTGCTTGTGGCGGTTGAGACCGCGCCAAGCGCCCCGGACGCATGTCCGTGGGCGCGGTGATCATGGGATCAGAAGAGGCTCATCTGCCTGTCATCGCCATCTTTGCCCAGGCGGGCACGGCGGCGGCGGATGGTTCGGGTGCTGTAGCCGGTGCACAGCGCAATGTCACGCTCGGAACGGCCTTCCTGGATCATCGCATCGATCCGGGCGCGCATCTGCGCGGCATGGCCGGTCGGGCCAAGCGGCAGGTCAACGCGCAGGCCGCCCACACCGCAAGTAAGTTCGTCGGCCACCGCGCGGGCGGCCTCACGGCCGATCAGCTTGGTCAGCCAGTGGTCGGCGCCGGGCACGGGCGGGATGTAGACCTGCGTCCCGCCACGCGCCTCGGCAATCGCCAGCGCGGCGTCTTCACCCGCCACGTCGGCGATCTGGGCAAGGACGCCGGGCAGCGTGATCATGGGCGCTCGCCCCGGGGCGCAAGCGCTATGGCGCGATCGCGCGGATAGGTGCTGTCATCCATGATCGTCGTCACGGTTTCCCCGCGCACGACGAAGGAATGCCCATCCACGCGCACCAGGTAATCGCTGTCGCTGATCGCTCGCACGGCCTCGTGGGAACGGGCCAGCGCCTGGGAAATGCGCATGCGCAGCGTCTCGATGTCATATGCCCCCGCCCGCTGAAGAAAGCAGACAAGGGCGTGATCGGAAATACGCGGTCCCGACATGGCTCAACCTCCCATCTGGACGGCAAGAGCGGCGATCAGGATGCCGCCTAGGACAAGGCTGCCCAGGGCAAGCCGGTGAAGGCCTGCGCTGCGCCGGGCGCCGGTGCGCGAACCAAGCTCGGGCAGGCCTTCCCATTCCCGCGTCGGCCCGAACCGCGACTGGCTGGTATAGCGGGGACGCTGCGCCATTATTCCTGCCCCCCGCGCACCGGCGCCAGCTCGCGCAGCTTCTTGCCCAGGGCCTCGGCCAGGTCCTGGTACTGCTGCGCGGTGTACGCCGTCTCGCAGGCGGTATCGATGCCGCATAGGCGATAGGCTGCGATGTCCAGCGACCAGTCCTCGGGAATGTTCGCCTCGCGCTTCAGCCGGGCAAGGATGGCCTTGCACAGGCTCTGCTGCAGGCCGATCGGGCCGAATGGCTTGTCCATGTGATCGCTCATCGCCCAGCCATTGCGCTCGCCCATGTTCTTGAGCGCCTCGATCAGGCGATAGGCATCCGACTGGCGCGCCCAGATCAGCTTGTCACAGCCCAGCTGCCGCTTGGCGAATGCCTCCAGAGCCCCCTCGTGCGCGCTGCGCACCACGCCCAGGTGGTGAAGCGAAATCCAAAGCGCACGCGCCTTGCGCGCCATGGGATGCTGGGCGATGCCCGCGTTGCCCTTTTGCTGGATCGGCCGGAAGCCGCGCGATTTCAGGAACTCGATCATGCGGGCCAGCTGCGCGTCGGAACACTTCGTCAGGCTCATGTGCCCCGTCGTGTCCAGCAGCATCTGGCGATAGTCATCCTCCTGGATCGCCAGCTGCGTGCGGGCGATCTGGATCTTCGCGATCATCGAACGGCGCTGCTGGCTCGGCTTGTCGAACCGCGCTGGCGCGGCCTTCACTGCATTACCCATGCGAACCTCCCGTAAGTGCGGCAATGCCCAGCCCCAGGGCCAGTGTGCCAAGTGTGAAAAGAAGGGCCGAAACAACGTCCATCAGGTCCTCGGCCGGGGACTTGATCTGGCGGTACTCGCGCACCAGCGCGCGCCAGCGCTCCACCATCGCCATCATGCCGCGACCGCCCTTGAAGAAAGCTGCGCCCAGGCATCCTGCATGTGGTCAGCGGCCAGCGGCGCGTTCTCGCTTGCCGCCATCATCGCGCCCAGTTCCAGCATCTTGGTCGCGTTGCGAAGGCCTCCGGGAAGCGAGGCCACCTTGCGGATCTGCGCGATCTCGCGCGGCCCGTGGATGTTCCAGGCCTGCGCCAGCGCATCCATGTCGGCCTGCAGCGGCAGCATGCGAATAAGGCGCATGCCCACCCGGCTGAACAGCTGCGCGAAGTCGGCCTTGCGGCTCGTGCCTTCCAGGCGCTGCATGACACCGATGTTGCCGAACAGGGCAAGGCCCACACCGATCCGGTCATGCCAGCCTCGGATCTCTTCCAGAGACGCGGCAGACATGTGCTGCGCCTCATCGAAGATCAGCAGCGGATTGCCCAGGTTGCGCAGGCGATCGCAGATCATCCGCGTCAGCTTCTGCGGCGTGCCCACCACTTCGCCCAGGCCCAGCGCGACGGCCACTTCCTGCTGCATGTTGTTCACCCCCGCATTTGAAGGGGCCATCAGCACGTAGAACACATTGGGAAAGCTCGAGGCATAGTGTGTAGCCGACGAACTCTTGCAGGTGCCAGGCCCCGTCGCGGCCACCACGACCCGGCCGCCCATACGTCCGCCCTGCGCCCAGCGCAGCATCGACACCAGGTGCAGGCTCGTCTCGCACTCGAAGTACCCGGGCACTTCGGGCGCCTCCATGTCCAGCGCCGCCTGCGAGGCCAGCAGCTGGCGGTAGAGGTAGACCTTGTCGGCAACCTTCTGCTCATCGCCCGCATAGCCGCGATCGCTGCCGAACTGGCTGAGCGTCCCCTGCGGAATGCCGGTGCGCTTGGCCACTTCGGCCCAGCTCAGGGCGTTCCCCTTGCGAAAGTCGATGATCCAGTTGCGCTGCTCTTCGATGTCGATGGGAAGATTTGCAGTCTCGTTCATGCTACTTGGCTCCAGTCTCTACTTGGGACGGGCGCGCGGGAAAGTTTCTCAGGCCTGCCCGCGCGCCCTTATCATTCCACGATCTTCAGGCGGTTCGATGCCTGAAGGGCGCGGAAAACTCGGCTTTCTCTCGAAATAGTCTGTTCGCCTTGCGGCGTGGGCAGGGCCTTCAACGCCGCGGCGGTCTGGCCACGGTGACGCACCATGCGCACGGCGCCCGGATCGGGCATCTGCGGGGCCTGCGCGGCGGGCTGCATAGCGGCCACCTGCTCGGCGCTGAGGAAGCGTTCGGCCTCCTCGCCCTCGCGGACCGCCTTGCGTGCGGCGGCAAGGCGCTTGCTCGATGCAACGGCCCCGGCCTGCGTATCGAAGCCCTGATCCTCATGGAGGTGGGCTGTCGCCAGGAAGTGGCCTTCCTGGTCATACAGGAAGATGTCTCCATGCAGCTTGTCGGGATCGAAGCGCACCGTCACCTTGCGCCCGGCAAGGTCGTGGCACTCGGCCGACCAGTACCGATTGCCGAACAGGGAGATCATGCCCGTCTGGCGGTCCACGGTCTTCTGCTCGGCCGTCAGCAGCGCCACGCGCAGCTGTTCGGGCGTCGCCTTGCCGATGGCCGAACGCGCATAGCTCTCGGTGAACACCTCGTCGAAGCTGCGCCCGGCGTAATGGCGTCCGGTGCGGCCCTTGCGGGCATTGTGCTCTGCGATGCCCTTCGCCACGTGCGCACAGAACTCGTCCCAGCCCATGGCCCGCTGGCCATAGTTCTCCGGCTTGTTGACCACGCTGTTGCCCGTGTACGCGCCCTCGCAGGCCGGGTGGCGCGCGATGCGATCGCACATGTCGCGAAAGGCACGCTCGATCGGCTTGGACTGGCCGCGATACGGCAGCGCCCAGTGGGTCTGGATGCCCAGCGCCGTCAGGATGCCGGTCGGATCGCTCTCGCGGATCTTGAAGCGAAAGCGCGTCTTCGCGCCGCCCGTGATCGCCTTGCTGGCAAAGGCCCGGCCGTTGTCCAGCAGGCAGGCCTTCGGGATGCCCCAGTCGCGGAACAGTCCTGCCAGCGCGATCTGCGTCTGCAGCGTGTTCTCGGTCAGATCGATGCACCAGGACAGAACCTTGCTGCTGTACACGTCCTGCAGCGCCACCATCAGCGGACGCACCGGCTTGCCGCCGCCCGGAGGGACAACCCAAACGTCGAACTTGTGGCCGTCGATGTTGACGATATCCATCGCGTTCAGATGCTCGACCGTGCGGCGCTCGGCGGGGATCGATCGGCGCAGCGCCTCGGCGCCCTTGCGCCGCTTGATCACGATGCCGCGCGGTATTTCGCGCTCGACGCGGCGGCTCAGCGTCCTCTTGGAAGGCAGTGAGAGGCCTCTTTCCTTGGCAATCGCGGCCACCCGGTCATAGCAGGACGCGAACGTCGGCTCCGAAGGGCGCAGATAATCGCTCTTCAGGATGGACCACAGCTCGGGATCGATCTCGGCCGTCACGCCGCCGCCTCTGCGGCGCGGTGCCAGCGCGGGAAGCCGGTTCGATGGGGCAATGCCCTCGACCAGGCCAATCCAGTTCCAGATCGTCGCAACCGACTTGCCGCAGTCCTTCGACACCTCGGACACGGCCGATGTGCGCGACATGCCGGTTTCTTCCAGTACCTCGACCTCGTGGATGATGCGCACGCGCAGTTCGGCCTCGGCCTTCACCTTGGTCGACTGCGCATCGAACCAGCGCCACCCGCCCACGTCCTGCTCGATCGGGGGCAGCGCCGGGATGTCCGCGCTGATCCCGCGATCGGCCAGCGCCAGGCGTGCCTGCCCGGGCAGCAGGGATACGTGATATTCCATGCCCCCGCCGCGTCCCGCCCGCTTGCGCACCAACAGTTCGCCGCACTGGTCCTTGCGATAGGCCCAGCCCTTTTCGTTGGCCCAGCGGTTAAGCGCGCGCTTCTCGGCCGGAAGGCCCGGCAGCGCCAGTTCGGCCAGTTCGGCTGCCGTGAACCATTCGCGGCCGGTCATGCTGTCCTTGGCCTGCATTACATTCCCCCGGATCGGATAAGCGGTGCGGATCCGGCGATCCGCTTCTTCTCGGCCTGCAACTGGGCGATCTGGCGATCGATGTGCCCCAGGCGGGCGGTATGAACTTCCTCGCCAACCAGCAGCGCAGCGCCGATTTCGCGCATCAGCGGGTCAAGCAGGTCATGGCGCCCGGTCACGGCAACCAGCGCCATCAGGCGGCTGAAAGGCACCTTGTGTTCAAGGCGCGCCGGGCTCGAATAGGCGTCCAGCATCGCGCGGCTGACCTCTTCGCCCAGCAGCACGCTCATCTGCGCCGCGATCACTTCGCGTGCCCGGCCATCGCTCGCCAGGATCGACCCGACCATGCGGCACACGCGCTGCTCCATCCCCGCCAGCGCGGCCTCGCCCTGAGCAGGCAGCGGCGCTTCGAAAGCGAAGCCAAGCTGATCGGGATGGGCCTTAGCCTTGACCATGGCTCCCCTCGTCGGAAGTAGAGGACGGGCGACGCTCGGCATGGAACAGCGCGCCGCGATCGCGGCAGGCCTGGCAAAGCGGCATGGCGTCGGGATTGCGCTCGATCTGCGCTGTGATGCGCGCGCTCGTGCAGCCTGGGCACGTGGGGCCAAATGCAGCATGGGTCATGCGGCCTCCGGTGCGAGGTAATGCGTGGGCCGGAAGTCCAGATCCTTCCCGCTCGAAAAGCGCCACCGCATGTCGACGAAGCGCACGACAGCGAACTGTCCGCCACCGAACACAAGTTGGTAGCGCCCACAGATCGCCTGTTCGTCGATCTCGCGCAGATCGATACCTGCCACCGTCATTGCCAGCCTCCATGCGAAGGATCGGCCATGCGCGACACAGTCGCGCGATATTCGGCCGAGGGTGGAAAGATCTCGCTGAGCGCGGCCAATGCCAGGAGGCCAAGTGCAATCGCACCGCCGCGAAGAAGAGCGCACAAGGTCACGGCTTCACCTCGAAGCCCTGCGTCTCGGCATAGGCGATCACGTCGCTGGCCAGCATCCGGGCCTGTTTTCCGCTCACGCGGTAAAGCCGGATATCCGCGTTGCGATCGACCACATCCACCAGGATGCAGCGCGCCTTCAGGAACGCGATCGCGTTCGCCAGGCGCGCGCGGCGCACATCAGCCATCAGCGGCGGGACGGGCTTGGATTTGGGGGCAGGCGTTCCCGAAGTGTCGCCTGCGATGTCCGGCCGGCCGAGGTTGGGTGTCTCGGCCGGCGCGGACGGTTCGGCCTGTGCCGGTGCGACCCGAGCAGGCTCTATGTGTCCGATCACCGGGGCTTTGGGCTCGTCGGCGGTCGGACGGGGGGAAACAGGCGAGATAGTGAGCCTGGGGATGGCCGTGACTTCGACCGCGCGCCTGACGAACCCAGGGGTCAGGGCAAAGGGCGCGGCCTTCACGTTGGGGCGATCTTCCGGGCGCGGTGCCTCGCGGGGCTCCTGACACTGCAACGCCTCGGTCACGATAGCCGAGATCCACAGCTTGCCGTCTTCGCCCAGTTCATCCCAGGCGCAGGCACCAAAGACACCAAGCACGGGCGCGCTGTCGACGATCTTCTCGGCAAGCCCAAGGTTGTCATGTAATTCCTGGTATCGGGCAGGGTTCAGCATGGCTCAGTCCCTCATCATCCATCGCGCGTCCCAGTCCCGGTAATCGGCGGGCTCGCGCTCCAGTGGTTCGAATTCGTTGACGGTGTCGGCCTCGGGCGCCCGGGTTCCGCAAGCGCGGCGCCGGGCGCGGGCCTGATCGCGCAGCAGGCGCTCCGCTTCCCTCGGCGTGCAGCCCAGCTCCAGCGCAAGGGCAAAGGCCTCGCGGTGCGCCCGGTACTGCTCGGCCAGGGAAGCGTAGCGCGCCATCAGCCCTGCATCCTCGCCTGCTCGATTCGATCAAGCCGCGCCTGGCTGCCTTGCCGCATGGCCAGGGCATGGCGAACGTCGGGGCCAAGGTTGCTGCACAGATAGGCAACCCGGCCGCGCACATAGCTTTCGGCAAGGCCCATCCGTTCCGCGATGGCCTTCTGCGAAAGCCCGGCCTCGAAAAGGTCAACGATCCTCTGCTCGCGCGGCGTGATCATGCCTCCACTCCCGAACGGCGATCGGCGATGAACCGCGTGCAGGCATCGATCAGCGCGCCCAGGGCGCAGATCTCGTTGTCCCATCCATTGCCCGGAAGCGCCCGCAGCCCATCGCGCTCGATCTCGGCGGAAGAAACGATCGCATGGACCAGCTCGACGGTCGGGTCCTGCGTGCCGAACGGAAGGCCCGGCAGGCCTTCGCCCCCTTGCGCGAACCGCAGCAGTTCGGCCACCGCGCGGCTTGCGCTGCTGGCCGCGCCAACGGCTATCGTGGTTTCGTAAGACATCAGTTCTCACCTCCGAAATCAGCGAAAAGGGTGCGCTGGCAAACCGCGCGGGCCGCCTCGATCTCGGTGTCGTCCACCGCCTCGCCCACGCTCAGCTTGGCGATCACGTCGAACGCGGTGCTAAGCGCGCCCTTGAGGTCGCCCTCGTTGCCAAGCTCCTGGGAAAGCAGGTCGCGCATCTGTCGGCGGACCAGGTCGCCTTTCAGCGCCCCGACGATCGAGGCCAGGTTCTCCCGCTGCTGGGCGGCCGTCAGGCGGCCCAGGTTGCCGGTCACCGCATTCAGGTGCTTCTGGTAGGGCACAGCTTCCGCCGCACGGGACTTGCCCAGCATGCCGATCCCGCACTGGACCTTCGCCTCGTCCACGCTCAGCTCGGGATCGTCCAGCAGCGCCTCGATCACCAGCTTGCGCTCGCCCTCCACCGGCATCTTCGCGATCTCGCGCAGCTGCTTGTAGTTCTCGCCGACCACAGGGTGCTTGGAGAGCGCCTCGATCAGCCCGGGAAACGGCTCGATGATCAGGCGGAAAAGCTGCAAATCACGATGGATCGTGCGGCGCGACATATCCAGGGCATCACCGACCGATTCCTCCCAGCCATATACGTGTGCCATCGTGTCACACGTATCAGTAGTCTCCTCCTCGAGAGCAGTATCCGCGGTTTCCTGGCGCGCTTTCACGCGGGCCCAGCGCGCCTTGATCGCGAGCTTTTGCTGGCTGAGATCGCCATGCTCGCGGGCTATGCGCTCCTGCGCCGCCTGCACCAGCGCGGCCGTGAACTTGGCCCGCTCGATAGGGGCCAGCGGGCGGCGGTGCAGGTTCTCGCTGGCCTCCAGGTCGGCCAGCGCGTCGGGCTTTCCGGACACTTCGATGGCCCAGATCGTGATGCCCTCGATCCGCGCGCCAACCAGGCGGTGCATGCCCGTCACCAGGCGCCAGGGCTGGCCCGCGTTCTTGGGGTTGGCAACCACCTTGATCGGGTCGCGCTGGCCATCCACGGCCATCAGGCGGCCCAGCGCAGCGGCCTTGTCCTCGTGCAGGAACCCGATGCGGGTGCCTTCGTCCACATGTTCGGGCGAAAGCTCGAACAGCTGCGCATTGGCCAGCAGGGAGCTGGAAGCAGAAGCGGTCATGTCAGGGAAGTCTCTTCACTTAGACGATGCGCGCCGCGCGCACCGCAGGTATCGTCAACGGCATCGGAAACAGTGGAAGGCGAAGCGCCGTGAACCGGAGCCTTGAGCAAGAAGTTGAGCGCCTGCGTGAGCAGGTCTACGCACTCCAGCAGCTGCTGCTGGCGCAAGTTGTTGCCTTCGATCATGTCGATCGGCAGGCCACCGACAGCGCCCTCGACAACGCCCGTATTCAGAGCGCCTCCATGGTCGGCAACAACCGCGCACACGCCGCGCATCGTCTCGATGGGCTGATCAAGGCTGTCCTCGACAGCCGCCAGGGCTGACTTCGCGGTGCGAAGTGCGAGCCGCAGTTTGAGCCGGTTGACGCTCGCCCGAGCCCCCGCAGGATCGGCGAAGCCGGTGTCTGTGAGCAAAGTCACTTTGCGGCCACTCGACGGCTTACAGAATTTTTACGGTGCGACCCTGATTTCAGTCCGCTAGAGTCCAATCCTATGGATTCTTCCTGCTCTCTCAGAACCTCTTCAATTGCATCTCGCACTCGCTGGCTCGTGCGGCCTCGAAACAGGTCACTTACGCCCGTGGTCGGCAGATCCCGCTCCTCAATGAAGCGGGCGACCGTACCAAATCGCTTTCGTATTGCGGCTTTGACGTCTTCAGGGTGCGTCCGGTCCAATATCATGGTCAAAAGTCCAACTGTTTGTCCCTATTTTTTGGACCATGAACCAAGAAGGCGGACCTTGCAACCCATAATTCTGGGAATTCTAGATGCATGAGTCTGCATCCGATCGCTTGCGCGCTGAGCGCAAGCGCCTGCAGTTGAACCAAGCTGAGTTGGGCAAACTCGCGGGTGTGTCGAAAAACACCCAAATGGCCTATGAAAATGGCACTTCACCGATCACGCTAGACTATCTTGAGAAGGTGGCCGAGCATGGAGCCGATACCACATTCATTGTCACTGGATTGCCCAAGGCAAAGGACGTTACGCCCTCAGTCAGAGATGACGAAGATATAGTCGAGCTGGCTGAGATCGACCTTAGGTATGGCTTAGGTGCGACATTTGTTGACGGGCCAGTTCAAACTGAAAAGCGCACGTTTTCTCGCTCGTGGATCCGCTCCTTCACTCAATCCCCTACGCAATGCCTGTTTTGGGCGAGCGGTGATGGAGATTCGATGGAACCAACCATTCGAAGTGGAGAACTCATTCTAATCGACACATCTCAAAAGAGCCCCCGAATGTCTGAAGGCATCTGGGCCGTCGCTCTCGGTGATTTCGGCATGATCAAGAGGTTGCATTATGCGGGCCCTCGTGAGGGCTTGAAGCTCGTGAGCGATAATGCCTTGGTTCCAGCTATCTCGGTCGCGGAAGATGAGCTTCATATTATTGGCCGAGTGGTTGCTGTCGTCAGGAGACTTTGATGGAAGCCGAGACGCCAACTAAGGACCGGAGGTTCAAGGAGTATGTCATCGGGGCGCTGGTAGGAGCACTCGTCGCCTTTGCCGGCGCTTGGATCGGGATGCCCTATCTCAATGCTTGGCGCTCGGAGTTAGCGTTCATGAACAGTGAGGGCGATTACAGCGCACGCTGTGATGCGGCACTGCGAGCTGCCGAGGCTCTGCGAGAAGCTGGAGACTACGATGCAGCTCGATCTTGGGAGGAGAAGGGACGAAATGACTGCTTCCTGGCCCGGCACCTTTGACGTGCCGCAGAAAAAGGCTTCGTTGATGGCACGATCCCACCTTGCCTTAACTGCGGCAGTAATGGCCGCCGCCATGCCCCAGGGCGCCCAGGCTGACGATTTCGGAGATCGTCTGCGCAAAATGCCTGCGGCACACGTCTCCAGCGCCAAGACCATGGCGTCGCTCGAATGGTGTCTCGGAACAGGTATCGGGAAGTGGATGCCGGTCTCAAGCTTGCATGGCGAAGACCGGCTGCTGGTATATGGAGCACCCTCGGGAGGCGCGGGTTTTGAGGCTGTTTACATAATGGTCCAGGTCGTAGACACCGAGCAGAAGCGAGATATCGCGTTTAATGCTCATAAGAGTTGGGACGACAAGACTGAAGCGCTCATCCGCTCCTGCGCAAAGGGTGTAAGCGATGAGTGATGAAGAGTTTCACACCGACCATGATCTGATCATGCAACTGATCGGCGCACACGTTCGAATGGCAAGTGTGCTCTCGCGCGCTCTGGAAGATGCAGGGGTTATTGAGGCGGAGAGATTCGCAGATCTTCTCCACAGTGAGGACAATATCGTCCTTCGTGCGACTGCTCGGGCTCTCTCTCGCTCAGGACCAAACTTGTCTCTGATCCGTGGCGGGGCGGACAATGACGATCATACGCCTCCATCCCCTTCGCCACCCCCTGGCAAATCGTAGCCTCGATCTCGCTCGTGGTTCGCCCTTGTTCCATGTGCGCCACCATAATCTGCAGCGCGCCAGCTACCGCCCCGGACGGCTGCGGACCTGCCGTAGAAACCTGTCCCACTTCCACGCGGCCCAGGCTGGGTAGACTGTGGGACAACTCGGCCAAGGCTCCGCGGTATTCTCCCGATTTCACCGAACTGCGTAGGGTTTGCGGAAGTGGGCACCGATTTACCCCACTTCCGCCCAGTTCGCGGATCGCTGTATGGCCTCTCAGAACCTCTCAGCGCCCGCAAATCCGCGCCTGAGAAGCCCCTGAGGGAAATAGCACCTACTCTAAGAAGTCTTGTCCTGGATCGTCTAAATGGCCAACCACTCTAGACACAGGACACACGCCAACCAGGCGAAGCCCAATTTCCCCAAAAGCCCGGAAATCCGCCACACGCGCCCCACGAAATCCCGGCCAATCCCGTCAGACCCCGCCTAGACCACCACTCCAGAACCTCTTGTCACTGCACAATTCCATCCCGGAGAGCGCGGCCTACCGGTCTGCGGCCATCGCGGTTTGGGTCTGCTCGTCAAAGGGCGCGTAAAGGTCGTAGACCTTCAGTGCCGGATCAAAATGGTCCCAGCGGACGGCGTCCTTACCGTATATGACGTTCTGCGGCGTGACCTGATCCGGCTCGTCCAGCGAGCCCGCCTGAATCAT